TTGTTGGCGTAGCAGTATGGTCTGTAGCTTTTCGCTTCGGCCTTGTGTAGCCTTAATACCTCTACTAAATACGCCAGTGTTTTGTGTTCTATGCTTACCTCCAAAGCGTGGCCCAAAGTCTCCTTTTTCTACGATATGAGCAAACCATCCGTCTGCATTGCCTCTGGTTTTTCTTCTGCCTATTGCGTTAGTACGTGGACCAGATAATACTGTATTTTGATGCCTGTCTGCTAGCCATGTGCCTGCAGATCTTCTTAGCTGTCCGTTGCTTACAACAGTAGTTTGTTTGCTGCCGTCTTTACGACTTCTAGTAACAAATATATTTTTGCCGTAGTCTTTAACATTACTGCCAAGATACCCAGCATAAACGTTACCTACTCTATGCCCTACAGCTCGTAATTTCTCGCTATCTTTTATAGACCATCTAGCAAGCTTGTCTATTTTTTTAAACAGATCATCTACTCCAGTAACTCTAATATTTTTATTAGTTGCTGAATTTGATCTAATTCTTCTGCCTACTTGCCCTGTACTCATGAGTCTAGCCTTTGAGTAATTATACGAAATCTATCTGCTCTGCCTATCTCATGTACTCCTAGTATCTCATAGGTGTTATTGTCGTACTGTATTCTATGGCTACTGCTCACAGCCTGGACATTGCTAGCATTGCGTATAATAAAAATTACAGTATTAAAGCTTACTACCTGCTCCCCACTGATACGCTCAGTAGCTGCTGGCTTACGCTCAATATTAGCCCATACTGTAGCATAGTCTACCCAGGTCTTAACTCTCTCCCCGTAGCCATTTACAGCATGATCTTGGCGCTGTATAGTAACTCTTCTATCTAAGCCGCCTATGTTCATTTGCTAATAATTCTATAAGGATTTAGTAGCGCCTGTACTCCAAGCGGTAACTCTCTAGCAATTGTACCCGTTATTACAGCTCTTCTGTTTTCGTAGTAGTGAGCTGTGAGTAATCTTATAGCGTGCTTGATAGGCTCAGCTGGTGCTTCTCCTAGTGTGCCGCTTACTACTATAGCGTTATAAGTGTCTTCATATAATTGGAAAGTCTCACTAAAAGCTAACCTAGCAGGCTCTCTCTTGAAGTCTGCGTAGTAGTAGTCTGTGTCTAATGTCTCTGTATCGTTTTTAACGTCCTGGTACGTTATGCTAGTAATACTATTGATAGGGCCTACAGGAAACTCATAACAGCCAAAGCTGTCTCTATAGTATGTAAAGTTACTAGTTGTAAAGTGTCTATTTGTATAGTCCTGACAAGACTGTACTGCAGCATTTAGAATAGCCGTAATAGTAGTGTCTTCGTCGCTGTGATCTACGCGAAGAAACTCTTTAATATCTGCTAGGCTTATTATATCTGTGCCTACTGGCTGTGTTGTAATATCTAAATGCATTGTTATAAGTTAAAAAAGGGAGCAGGCGCTAGGCCCGCCCCCAGTTTTATAGATTAAAAATTACCGTTTAGGCAATGAAGTCAAATACTCTAGAAAGAGCTGACGCTTGACGTACTTCTGCGTCGTAGAACTTATTTACGTGTAGAGCAATCTGCGCTGTACCAGCGTTAGAATATGGATCTACTAAAATATCTACACCGCCGAAGAAAGCAAGTACACACCCTTTAGCCCAGTCTCCGAATACTAGGTCTCCCTGGTTAGCTGTGCTATCTACTAGGTTAGGAGTAAATACTGTGTTGAATCCGTCTACATTGTTGTTTTCCATAAGAGCCTTAATAGAAGCGATAGCAGCCTCTCCTTTAAGAATCTCCATAGCTGAAGGGCTACCTGCAAACTGACAGCGAGAAAGGTCTCCACCTGCTGCAAGTACTGCCTTCTCCATAGCAAAGATGTCTGCTGCTGTAATAGAACCGCCTGACTTATCTGTAGAGTCTGCTGCGCCAGCTACTACCTTAGCAAATACTGCTTTGTCAATAGTCTCGTTGATACCAGCTGCTAGCTCTGAAGCAATCATTGAATCGATACCTGCACCGCCTTGTAAGATAAGTTGCTTTGAGAACTTAGTCTTATTTGATACACGTACTGGAGATAATGTAAGCTCGTCCATTTCTAAGCCAGCGTCTGCGTTTGCATCTACCTCGCCTTCTTCAGTAGCTCCTGCTTTAGCTGATACTCTTGGGAATTGAATATTTCCTGTAGCATTGTTAATAGTTGTTACACCTAAACGCTCTGCCATAGTTGGCGCTCTTAAAGCTTCAATTAGTCCAGGTACTGAAGTAGCTACATATCCGCTACCATCTCCTGATCCAGCTTGGAAATCATCAGCAGCTCCTGCTCTGTATAGAGCCTTAGTTGGAATACCAATCTGTCCAGTCATTTGTAGACCTCTACCAGCAAACTCGTTACGTGCTTCTTGCATCCACTCTGCCTCTGCTCCCTCTAAAGACTTACCAAAGCTTGCTGCTTCTACTGCTCTAGATAGTGAGAAAGAACGTGATACTTTGTCAATCTCTTTAGCTTCAGATACTGAAGTACTGCCCATTTGTGCTGATCGTGCAATCATATCTTCGTGCGCCTTTCTGCGCTTCATTTTATTATCTAGGCGCTCTACTTCTCCTTCTAGGTAGTCAGCTCTCGCTTCCTCTTCGTTAGTTAGCTCGCGGCCTTCTGCTTCTGCGCTCTCGATTAGCGCTACGTGCTCTTCGTAGTGTTTGTTACGAAGTTGCTTCATGTCGTTTAAGTTCATTTTATTTTTCTTTTTTGAACGTGTTACTTCTTTTACTTCTTTATTATTGTCAGCTTCTGCTGTTGGTTCTTCTGTAGGCTGTGGCTCTTCGTTACGAGCTACAAGGCCTTCAGTTTGTTTATATGCTGGATAAGTTACAGGTGATACGTCTAGTAACATACCTACCTTATCTACACTGCGTACAGTTCTATTCTCGTTCCAGCTCTGCTCTTTAATAGTAAATGCAAATGAGCTCTGACTAATGTCTCCACGCTTTACACTTTCGTATAAGTCTTTAGCGTACTGCTGCTCTCCTAAATGTATACGGTATCTTAGTCCAGTATCATCTAGCTCTAGCTCTAGCGTGCCTGCTCCTGTTCTACCCAGTACGTAGTTAGCATCATGGTTAAGCAATGCTCTCACGTCGTCCTGTAGATTGTCGTCAAAAGCACCTCTTGCTATAGTTTCCTTAAATGGGCCTATATTGGTCTGCTGATCGTATACGGCAGCATAGCCCTCAATAATCATATCTTCACTATCGGCTCTAGCTTCTAGTGTATGAGTAGATACAGAAAAGTGTGCTCTGTTTTCTATCTCTGTTCTTTCTTCTTTATTCTCCTGCTCCATTTGTTTCTGTATTGTTATTAGCTACGTTGTCGCTATAAGCTCCTAGTCTATCTAGTGCTATTTGGTTTACTTGTACAGTATGTACGTCTCCACCGTCTACAGGGTTTAGCTCTTCGTTAGCTCTTACTTCGTTAATAGAAAGTACTCCAGCTTGTAACATAGAAGTAAAGTAGCTAGCTCTAGCTGCCATATCTCCGCGCTGTAAATCATTAAGGCTAAAGCGTGAGTATACTGCTGGTTTGTCGTAGCCAGGTATTAGCTTTCGGTCTATCTCCTGCTCTATACGCTGCGTCCATGGTACAATAGTATGGCGTGCAAACATTAAATTCTGCTGCTCCACATTGTTGTAAGTCGTTTGACTTGGTAGCTGCACCAAACTAGGCGGAACGCTAAATATTCTACAAATCTCTTCAGCCTGGAACTTTCTCGTTTCAATGAATTGAGCTTCGTCTGGGCTAATAGATATACGCTGATATTTAAAGCCAAACGGCATAAGCTTAGTGCCAGCTTGTCCAGCAGAGCTAGCCCAGTTTTTTTGAATGACATCTATCTGCTCGTTTTTAAGTGGCTGGTCTGTACTTAGTACTCCAGTCATATTGCCGCTCTGTCCAAAGTACTCAGCTCCAAAGTCCTGTGCGCTTTTAGCTAGCCCTAAATTTTCTCTATGCAGTCTGATAGGAGACATACGAAAAAGGTTAGCTATCTCTAGCATATTCTCAGGTCTTACTATACCTAAGTCTTTTACATCGTATACTCTCTCTCCTTTTACCTCTTTTAGATCTACGTCGTTAAAGTGTATATAGTTTAAGTTAATAGCATTGCCTCGCTCGTCTCTCTCTATAACTGCGTAGCCCATACCATAAACTACAGCGCTTGCTACTATAGTTTCCCAAAATTCATAAGCTGTTTGCACTGCGTTAGGCTTGCTCTTTACAAGCTCGTAAGCTGGGTGCATATTAGCTGGGTTTACTTCGTTGTTATTTTTTACATATACCTCTAGCCCCAAGCTTGCTACTGTGCTAGCTATTTTATATACACAAGCGTAAACTGTGCTAATTGATAAGCTGCTTACTTCGTTTATGGTAGAGCCGCTCTTAGTCATTGGGTACAGCCCTACTTCGTTAGCAATGTGGGTACTGTCGTACTTACCTACTCTGTATCTAAATAATCCTCGAAGTCTGTCTGCTAGTGTTGCCATTGCGTGCGTATATAGCACAAATATACTACCTATCCTAACTTTATAGGTTAAAGATTTCTAACATTATATCGTCATTACCTTCTGTAGTGTTTTGTATGTAGCTATTCATAGCAATAATACTAGCAATAACGCCGTCTACTTTCTTGTTTTCTTTCTGCTCCTTTATTACTCGCTTATTATCATTATTATCAGTATAGATAATAGCACAGCCAAACTGCCAGCGTAAGCACCTATTACCGCCATGTATTACTTTCTCCTGCATTATAGCCATCTCTAGCTCCTTAGTTGGGCCGTTCATGCTCGTTATATTCTGAGCCATTGGCAGCATAGTTATATCATCTTCAGTAAGCTCTGCTACTATGTATGTGCTAAATTTTGGATCGTAGCCTATCTCGCGTATATCGTACTTAGCGCATTGGTCTAGTATATACTCCTTCACTACTCTATAGTCAGTTACGTTACCAGGAGTAATAGTAATATCTCCATCTCTATTAAATTGTACGTAGTCAATACCAGCTGCTAGCTTCTTACTGTGGGCCTTTTCGCTGTTTACAAATTGGTGCGTAAGTAGGTAAAAGCAGTCTAGCTCTTCATCTCTGAATAGCATAGCAAAAGCTGTAAGATCTTGAGTACTGGCTAAGTCTAGGCCTGCGTAGCATGGCAAGCTATGTAGCTTATCGTAAGGTATCTCTTTAGCTCCTTTCATATAAATATCGTCAGGTATCCATGCCGTCTCTGCTGAAGTCCATATATTTAAGTGTAGACGTAAAAAGCTGTTAATGATACTAGGGTTGCTCTTGGCTTTCTTTACAGCGTCAGTAAAATAATTTTCGTTACATATAGAGCCGTAGCCTGGGTTAGCTTTCTTCCAGGTCTCTGGGTCAGTCCAATCATCGCCCTCGTCAGCTTTATACAGCACAGGTAAAAAAGTCTCATCTATTAAAGTACCATTAAGTAGCTGCTGGCTATACTCGTGCATTTCGTAACATACGCTGCTCCTGTCGTGGCCTGCTGTAGTTAAACTTATGACTACTGGCTGCCTACGTGCACCTACTGAAGTAGTCAGTACATCCCATAGCTCTCTGTTAGGTTGTGTGTGCAGCTCGTCGAAAATAATACCATGACAGTTAAGGCCATGCTTAGTATATGCTTCAGCACTAATTGACTTGTACCAGCTGCTTTTAAATTCTATCTTATTGCGCAGTACTTTAGCTCTGTTGCGTAGGTGCTTATTATTCTTGATCATCTCCTGCGCTATATTAAATACAATATTAGCTTGCCCTCTATCTCCTGCTGCGCTAATTACTTCAGCTCCTGGCTCACCATCAGCAAACAGTAGGTACAGCGCTATAGCTGCAGCTAGGTTACTCTTACCGTTCTTACGTGGTATTTCTACGTAGCAAGTTCTGTATTTACGCAGTCCAGTAGCTTCTACTTTCCAGCCAAAAAGCGGCCGTATAATATCTGCCTTTTGCCACTCCTCTAATATAAAAGGCTTACCTGCTAGCTCTCCTTTTACATGGGTGCAGAAATTCTCTATAAACTGTACAGCTCGCTCAGCAGCTTCTTCATCGTAGTAGTACATTATTTAAAGTAGTTGCTTACATCATCATCTTCTGGCTGTGCGTCTCCTGCCCAGCTCTCTAGCTTAGCTATGATAGCCTGCTTACGCATGCGAGCTTCTTTGAGCTGCTGCCACTCTGGGCGCTGTTTGCTGTATGTATCTCCTGATCTACCTATTACCTGGTAGCAAGTGCCGTTAGTATCGCAGTACTCCTGCAGCGTCATCTCTTCAGCTTCTACGCAGGCTAGCGTATAGAGTAGGCTCTGTACTCCTGGCGTTAGTGTTTTGTGCGTTCCGTATTGCATAAGGCGCTGGTCGTATATCTCTTGTTGTTTAGTTGTCATAATATGCTTTCTATAATTTCTTTACATAATTGTGCAGGTATCTTGCTGCGCTCGTGGTTTCCAGAAAGCCCTTGTGTACCTGTTCTCGATCCTCTCGGCGCTGCTTCATGGTGGCAATTATTGTTGCCGTTAAAACACTCTGCTCTAGGTAGCCAGCCGTCCTGGTTAAACAGGTTGGCTATATTGTTACTCCATATATCTGTTGGCTTTGCTCGCTTATCACCGTACTTACAATACCATATTGTTGTACGTGGCAAGCCTTTCATCTTTTCGCACTTACGCATTAGCCCTCTAGGGTTTTCTATAAACCAGTACTTAGGCTTGCACTCTTTTATTATATCTAGTGTTTTCTGTAGTATAGCTAGGCCCTCTAGAGCTTTGGCTGATTTTGGTATTAAGCCCTGCTCTGTTTTTTCATAGTGCGTGCCACAGCTTGCTATACTAAAAGTAGTGCAGGGTGGGCTTGCCCATATCATGTCTGGCTTTAGGTCTTTAAATACTTGTATCGGTATGTCTAGTATATCGCCTACCAGGTCAATGTCTCCAAACTGCGTTATATCGCAGCTCACTACAGTATGGCCTGCAGCTTCAGCCGCCTTGCCAATACTCCTGGATCCTGCAAATAATTCAAGTACGATCATCTTCAAATCTTACTATAGTTTCTTTTATATGGTCGTATACTTCGCCATTGTTGCCTACAGTCATTTTATCTAATACTCTGCTTAGTTCTAATGTAGCTTTTCTGTTAGCTACCTTGTTTACAATGCGCTCTATTTTGTTTCTAGCTATTCTGTAATCGCATTGGTCTAAGCCTGCTCTGTATTCATCAGCAGCTCTTAATAGTTTTGTAAATTCTTCTAGTGTCATGGTTACCCTTTTTTGTTTTGAGTGTAAAAATCGTGCGTTTGACGGAGGCAGGGTCTCCT